CAACTCAGCGGAAATCTGCGCGGGGTCCATCTCGACTTCCCCGCCCCCATTTTTCGCGCGGGTCTGAACGCGGCGCAGCAGAATGCGGCCCGCCACAATGAACCGCTTGCACAGATCGGTGTCGGCCGCCACGTCATACGACGCGCAGGCTTCGTACTCCGCGCAAACTTCCACCCAGCTATGGGCGCTTGTCATATACGTCGGCAATCACTACCTCGCTATTCGCTACTCGCTATTTCCTTCCCGCCCATCCCTTTTGCTTGCCGGGGCGGACGGTATGTTCCGTCCGCCCCGTTCGCCCAGGGCGTGGCCCGGTACATCAGATTGATGATGCTATTGCAGGTTGCAGTGGCCTTCGGCATGTCGTGTCCTACCCGTGCGTTATCGTGCCCGCGGTCAGCCGTACTGGCTGGCCGCTAACAAAGTTGGTTGAAGCGACGATCAGGTCCGTGCCGCTCGTTCCGACCGTGAGGCCAGACGCGACGACGGTCCCGCCTGAATCCGTGATCCGCGCCTCGGCAGCCGTCCCAGTCACCGAGGCGTTCTCGATCAGCGGGAGCCCCGCGATCGTCAGGACAGGCCCGGAGACCGTCGAGCCTGGGTCCTGCAGGGTGAGCGTGGCGAGAATCACAGCCATTCCGCCGGTGCCGATCTCGATCTTCCCGGGGCCGCTGCCGGCGTCGATCGCGTCACGAACCACGCCCATCCGGGCGGTCTTCACCGCCGCGCCATACGCCCACGCCACTAGTTGCGTCTCCGCTTCTTCGTGACGGTCTTCAGGAGGTTCCCGGCGTCGTCCCTGATCACCGACGACTCGGTTTCCTCATACGTCGGGATCTCGTTTCGCACCGTGACCTCGGGGGCGGCGACCGAGACCGCCGGGGCCTCGACCGTCACTGCCGGGGCGGCCACGTTCACGATCGGCGTCTGCTGCTCCGGGACGTTGATCACCGGGGCGCCTACATTCACCACCGGGGCGGCATTGTGGACGTGCGTTTCCGGCTTCGGCGCGCTGGCAATGCCGTTGGCGATCTTTTCGCCGAGCACCGTGAACGCCTTAATTGTTGCAGCGCCCTGCGCGGCCTGTGCATCGGCTGCATCGCCCGCGGCCATGTCGTCCGCTTGAGCCTGATCCGCCGCGGCTTGTTCGGCCAGCCGCGCGTCCTTGTCCTTGTCGAGTTCGATGCCGAGGCGGTCGAGCTCCGACTGATCGCGCGCGATCTCCTGGTTGATCTGGTCCGGGTTGTCGCCACGCTGGCGGATGATCCGCGAGCGCGATGTGAATCCGTGATCCTTTGCCAGAATTGCGGCGTTGACTTCCTTCTCCGGATCAATCCACGGCATCGGCGGCAGCGAGTGCGAGGCGTTGTACAGCGTCGCGGGGTTGATCCCGGTCAGCTTGATAGACCCCGCAGCGACCGCCGCATCGATAAACGAATCCCACACCGGCTGGCAGATCCGGAACACGAACGTGTTCGTCAGCGTCCGGTAGTGAACGAACTGCTCGACCAGCTCCTGCCGCTGCGCGCTGTAGGTGCCGTTGTAGTTCTTCGAGATGCTCGAATAGCCGGCGCCCAGGCCCGCCGCGGCAGACCGAAGCTGCGCATCGCGGAACGGGATCAGCGCATTGTTCGGGCGCTTGCAGGTCATCGAAGATCATGCCCGGGACCATTTCCATAGAACGGAGCGGCGGGTTGCCGTTCTCGTCCAGTCCCGTGGTCGGGGGCACGTAGAAGTCCGGCGTGCCCTTCTTGATGAAGGCCGCCATCGCAGCCGCGACACGCGCCGCGACCCGCTCCGACTCGTCAATCTCTTTGATGTCGTCAAGGCGCGCAAGCACCGAGTGAAACACCGACACGCCGCGCAACTGGTGCAGCCGGTTCGCCACCTTCAGGTGCATCATCCGGTCCGCGGCCACCCGCTTGACGTCGGTCTTCGTGACCATCTCGTCGCCGGGGTGGCCCTTGTAGACGTAGTAGGCGCGCGGCTTGCCCCAGGTGTCGACCTCGATCCCCTGCAGCAGCCCCCGCGGACGATCCATCAGATCGAAGGGGATGAAGTCCGCCTCAAGCGCCTCGATCGAGAACGGGACCAGAGTGTTGTGATCCAGCCCCGCGACCGTACCGATGATGCGCTGCGCGAACACCTCGCCATCCCGGAACCACGACCGCGCGAGCGTGCGCTGCAGGCTGTAGTAGTCGAACTGCCGCGTGACCTCGGGGCTGTAGATCCAGTCGTCCCAGAGGCGCAGCAGTTCGCGGTTCAGTTCCTCGGCAGGTTCGCCCGACGCGAGCTCAATCTGCGGCTCCGGGGCGATGCCCGTCCCGACCACGTTCGCCACCAGCGTGTCGAGCGCGCCCTTCGCGATGTCGAGGTTCTGCTCGAGACTGCGCGCCATCGTGCGCAGCACTTCGGCGCTGCGCTCGTTCTGCGCGTTCGCGCTGCGCTTGTCGGTGCGTGACTTGCGCAGACGGGACGGGTCGGCAGCCTCGTAGGCGCCGAGAATCCGCCGGGCCTGCGCCCGCGACAGCGCCGCCCGGGGCGCCGCCCAGGCTATCGCGCGATCGATCCAGTTCACCGAGTGCTCCGGAAGTCGGCCGCCGCATAGCCGTGCCGAGTGCCGCCAGCCGCTACCCGTTCCAACTGCGCAACAATCCGGGACCACTGCATGATCGCGTCCGTGATCTCCTTCAGCGATCGGTAGGTGACGGTGCGGCCACCGATCGACACCGACAGCATCTGCGACGCCTGCGCGGCCATCAGGCCGTCGAGCTGCGCCTGAGCTTGTGCAAGCGTGATTCCGCTCATCGTTTGAACCATGACCTATTTCGATTGACCCACCCCGGCGCGCGTGGCGCAGGGGGCTTCGGTGTAACGACTGGCGGAACCGGCGCCGCGACCACTGGGGGCGCCCCTTCGGGGGCCGCTGGCAGCGCCTGCGGGGCCGCCCACGGCATCCGCGACCGTTGCCCCAGCACCTCGACGCCGCGCCCCAGCAGGGCCGCGTAGGCGTACACCGTGCCGTCGAGCGCCTCCTGCCGGCTGTCCTTGACCTTCGGCTTCCAGAACCTGACGCGCCGACCCTGAACCACCTTCACCTGCTCGGTTTCGCTGGTCAGTTGGTCGAAGAACGCCTTGTCACAGCCGATCGGGTAGTGAATGAACCCGGGGCCGACCTGCTTCATCCGCAAGCGCCCGTAGAGCAGCGACTTGATCGTGTCGACACCGATCACGAACACGTTCCCGCGGGTGCCGCCGCCGCGCTTGGCGAGCTTCGGCCAGGCTAACTTTCCCGCCCCGCCAATACCCTTGATCGCCCAGACCCGCTGCGCTTTCCGTTTGGCGCAATACCGGTAGACGTTCTGCGTGAAGTGGCCGCCCGAGTCGACAGCACACGCCTCGATCATCAGCCGCCGGCCGTCTTCAATCGGCCACGACTGCTTTCGGTACTGGTCCAAATCGTTCCACATGGCGTCTTGGCCGGGGTCTCCCCGGATCACCTTGTGGTCGAGGAACCATGCCTCTTCATTCGCGCCCCACCCATAGACGAACACCTCGAGGCGGTCGTCCTGTACGTCGACGCCCGCTGTGATCAGTGTCACGCCCTGCGGGATCGCGCTCGTGGTGTAGGGCTCGCACCGCTCCGCGAGCGGGCCCGCCTCAAGCGTCGCGCCGTGGTCTTCCCACGTTTCGCCCTTCACGCTGTTGACCCACGTCTGCAGCGTGTGCGGCAAGATCCGCGCCTCCAAGAACTCCCGAGACAGCTTCTCGAACGTGCTGAAGGCCGAATACGATTCCCAGATATGGAAGCTGGCGATGCCGTTGAAGTCCTGCGTCGCCCGCCACTCGCCACGCATCAGCATGGCTTGCTTGTCAGAGTCCACCAGCACAGCGCCGCAGTGAATGCAGACGTAGTGCGCGCTCTTTGGGTCGCCCTCATCCCATCGAACCTGGTCCCACACCAGCTTCTGATATTCGTCGCAGTGCGGACACGGCACGAAGTAGTACCGCTGATCGCCCGACCGGAATCCGTCCTCGATGCGACTTGATCCCT